GACAGTCGGCAATAAAATCATTCATCATGTTTAATTTGTCTGTCTCAAGACCATCCTGCTGACCTTCGAGGAAGGCCTGCGCCATGCGCTCAGATGCGAATTTCAGATTCATCACTGGTTCTGGTTGATGGTATCTTCCGAATTCGGTGATCTCGGAGATCCTCCACTCCATATCACGCTCAAAGGTTCTGTAGAGTCCGGTCAGGGCTTCCATGTCCGGAAACTCAAGCAGCCTCACAATATGCGAAGGATCCGTGATCACTCCGGTATTGATGAGCTCGGTGACTGCCGAGAGACGTCCTGCTGGAGTGCTTGGTAAAAGACTCACCGGATAAGGCTGCAGGGTGAAATCTTCCTCGGCCATATTCAGATCCTTGAAATCAAGCTTGAATAAAGCATTGTCCTTGATCCCTTTGACCGGCCACTTTCCAAACTCCTGGACAATCTCCTGACCCAGATCCATACACCACTCTGCAACCTCCATGAAGGCTGCTTCATACTTCTGACCCTGGTGCATGAAACGCTCAGATTCAATGTCATGGAAGGTCCTCAGAGCAGCACCGGATTCCAGGCCTGCAGGCTTCCGCCCGGTTGCACTCATCTCGGAAAGACCACTCTGCTGATATGCGAGCTGGTACAGCCGATCGAGATGGGCATAGACCTCCGGGTGCATGGCGGTCGGAGTGTAGGACGTCGGAGGATTTCCCACATAGTTGACTATGGACCCAACTTGGTTCCGTAGTGCCGTATCAACTACGCGGGAACCTGCCTGGACGAAGATCCAGGGCACCGATAAAAGATGCATGGCCTGCTGGATCCTCAAGGCAAGTTTGTTGATTTCGAACTGAATATTCTTGAGCTGCTCTGCCAGTGAGATCCCAGTGAAACCAACCCCAGCTTCTCCCCATCGAAGGAAGACGAACGGATATCGGTCATAGTTCCAGGATTCTGCATCAAGCTGCAGCCCATCCATGGTCATGCAGTGGAGTCCATCATCTGCATCCTCGATCGAAGGCAAGTGCCAGCTCTCGACGACCTGGATCATGTCTGCATCTGCACCCTGTCGGCTTTTGTATTCTTCTGAATGAACTGCATAGTATTCAATCTCATCTGCCTTCTCAGGATACATCTGAATAAGGGATTCCATTGGAATCTGTTTGATCTGATGAAGGGCTGGAGGTTTGTCGAACATCGCTGCATTCAGATCCCAGTAAAGCTCCGAAGGAAAAACACGCTCCGCCCAGATCTCAGAGCCATTGCGTCCGATCTTCAATGCACCAATATCGAAGATCAGAGAATCCTGGAAGACGCGGCTCATGTGTTCATAGATCTTTGCATTATGGAAAACCCCTTCCATCAGATCAGTCAAACGAAGGGCGCGTTGTCTGAGGTTGTAATCTCCACGCTTCGTCAAATACATGGGCCGAGGTCGGGATTTTCCAATCCTGGAAACCAGGGTATCAACGCAAGACCCAATCACGTTCAAGCGCATCCGGTAGTCTTCCCCGAAAGGCTTCGATCCTCGGGCCGAAGGGTCATATCGATCAAGGGCTTCATAGTCTCTGCCGGTGTACATCCGGAGCATATCCATGTTGAGATTGTACCGGTATGAATGGTCGGCAATCATTTTATGCACGGTATCGGTGACCGCGTTGGCGAGGTCTTCGCCTTCAGGTTCCTGCCACCAGAATTTATTCATACTCGCCTCGATTCATAAAAGTTGCGGAGCTCCGAATCTGAGAGCTCAGGTTTCTGCTCATCCATCATCTTCATGACAGGATCCATTTGTGCGGAGTTGTAGAAATCAATCTCCAGGTCGAGCCCTTTGAACCGGGCAACACCTTTGTCAGAAAGATACAGCACCAGGTCTTTCACCTGGTCGGGTTTCATATTATTGAACATAGGCTGCTCGCCCCGCGGCGCGGGATGTTAGATCTTGATCATAATCCTCCTGCTGCGCTGCTTTGGTTCCAGCATAGATCGGAGGAAGGGCGACGTAGTAGGGAAGACCATCTTTGGCTGCTTTCTTCAGCTTCGGAGTAAGCTCCCAGGTCCATTGCTTTTCATCGGCATAATTCGGTTCTAGTGAAAGCTCATCTAAAAGCTCCCATCGATCTGCTTCAAGCTCCGTAACATGTTCCTCAAGCATTTTGGTGATTTGCTCCGGAGTTCCCTGCATAGTGGGAGCAACTATATCTCTTCTCTCAATCTGAATCATTCGATCAGATTCTTCATACTGCAGATCAACAATGCTTTGTTTGTTAACATCTATACGATCTTCAATAGCCTTAATTTTTTTGTTTATTTTTTGAATGGCTGGGCTTTCGATGACGTTCATCTTTTTAACCGTCCCGCCGTATTCATCTGCCAAAGCCCTCGCCTGGTTCAGCATCAACTTGTCATAGAATTTCTGATGGCCTTTGGTCGCGAGCTCGATCTGCCGTTTATTGCCCTCTTTCCGGACCCATCCCGGACTTGTAGTGTAAAGCTGATGAAAATCAACTGTATCGTTTACCCCTTTAGTCTTTTCACTCAAAAGTGCAGCAGCTGCTTCCTCGCCAATGAATCCTGGAAGATCCTCAACCTCGACGTCTTCGATTCGGATCGGCTTGGTCGTCAAAGAACCTTGCGAACTAATATAATCATCGGTTTCCAGGCGTTTCATGTTTGGATAATAAAAGATCGATTTCGGATAAACCTGGCTATCATACCGGCGGCTCTGCTGCTTCGGAGTGGTCCAGGCGATCGCATCATAATCGTTGTCGGTCGCCCAGCGGACTAGACGCTTCAAGCCCAGTGCGGTCCAGGTGTTCGTATCCATAACGAAGGGACCTTCGGGAAATCCGCTGGCTTGAAGACGTTTTGCTTCTGTCAGCTCCATATAGGCGTCATCAAACTGCTTATTAATTTCTACATATGCATTGTATTCCTCTTGATTTTTGTAGCTCTCTAGCTCAACTACTTTTTGCTCTAATTCATCAACTTTCTTTTTCAGCTCATTAATATTTTCTTTTCCTTTAGGACCCTTGAATCCTTCCTTCTGCCCGGCCTGCCCCCAATCACTCTGCAGCTCCTCGACGAACAGAACCTTCCTTCCATCTTCATCGATGCGCTCATTGATCCGGATATGCATGATGACGTTGTCTTCGGGGTAGTGGCCCTTTTCTCCTGGGAAGCGGGGTGAAGTATCAGTCCCCATTAATGCTTTTTTAATTTCTTCTTTAACAACCTCCCTATCTAAAATAGTTTCATCTAACTTTAACCTGCGATCCCTGACCGACAAATCATCCATCCAATCGGTGAATCGTCCCCATGCCACCTCAGTGTCTCCGGTTTCTTCAATGTATTCATCCCTGAGCAGCTGCTTCTCATTATCAATCGCGATTGTTAGCAAATCTTCCTCCTTTTCAAGGCTTTGAACATCAATTCTTTCAGGAGGCGGATGAAACTGCTCCTCCGGAACCATCAAAACCAGCTCACGGTAATTCTTCCCGCCAGGTATTCGGACTTTTGACTCATCTCCGCTTGCCCAGCTTTTCATGTATTCATCTGCTTTTGTTGTCGGTTGAGGTCCAGGGACCTCGCCATAGACGATTTCCTGGATCTGGATCTGATTGGTCTCCATGAATTCCTGGAGCTCCTTCTTGGTGACCTGAGTCTTGCCTTGAGCACTCAAATACTCTCCAAGACCGGTCCATTCGAGCTCCTCTTTCGGAACTCCGCCGCCTTTGAGCTTGTTAAGCCAGACCTTTCCTTTCAGAGATGCGTCTTTGGAACCGGTGATCGTCTTCATCGCTGGTGACGTGAACCCTATACCAGACTGAGTTCCTGCCAAGGCCTCCCTAGCCATCGACTCACCATACATCCGCTGCATGAGCTTTTCCTGCTTGCCTGGTTTGACAAACGGAACCACTCCTTTTTCTTCGATCTGCCAGGGGGCTTTCTGGATTCCTTTTTGGAAACGAACATCTGATTCTGCAATGTTCTGACTCTGGAGGGCTACTGCATCACCATATTCATCGCGGAGCAGCGCATTCCGCATGGCATTATCCGGATCATAGGTTCCTGCAAGCTGCTCATAAACTTCGGTTGATTGGGGATCGTAATGCATGAACACAACATCGGGCTCGCCTTTGTTGTATTGCTGAAAAAGCTCCTTGTCCCATTCCGGAGGTGCAAACTCATCATTCCAAACCGTCCTGGATGATATCCGGAAACCTAATTTCGAGTAAAGTTGAGGAAGGGCCGTATCGAATGCGTCGAGCTTCCTGCCGCCTTCCTGGACCGCGAGCATCAACGCGGGGATCGTCACGCGCTTATGGGGGGAATCCTTCCGGTTGAACACTGAAACGATATCATCACCCTTGACCGCGAACCCAGCGTCGCCATCTTTGGTAAGAAACATCCGCATCCCCTGGTATTCCTCCGGACCATAGACATAAACCGCGGCACCGTATACGTTGGCTTTTTTAGATTCGGAAATGAAATCGTGGAACCGTTGACCTCCCTCAGCAGTCTGAGGGATTTCAAAAAAGTCGGGAACGGATACGCCTAATGATTTAAGACGTTTCTGGTCTGCTTGGGAGAGATTGTACTGGGCTACCTTGCCAAGGCCTTTTAAGCCTCGTCCAGGATTGCGGAGATCTGTTCGAGTGAAAGGCCGGTTGACGCGGCCAGTTCCTGATCGATCGGCGACGATGGACCGGTTGACTTTGTCGCGGATCGTTTTGATGAACCGACTTGAGTCGGTTTCTCGGAACTGGGATTCGAGTCCGCCAAGAGCTCGCCCAAAAGCGGCTTCTCGCCCTCGGTAAGATGGTAGATCCCCGATTTCTGCTTCTGACTGAAATGGGGTGATGCTGCTGAGTCGTTTTTCATACTTCGTACCTTTAAGAATGTTTGAGTACTTAGGATCACTCATAAGACTCGCAAAGTCAACAACTTCCCCTATTTCCTCTGCAGTGATATCCTTCGAGAGTTCCTGCATCGATTTCTGAGTTCCCGGACCTTTGCGACGTTTCTCATAGATCGTCTTCACATAACTCCAAACCGTTTCCTGGACCTCGGCTGCAGTCCATTTCTGGCCGGTCTTCTTCTCCAGAAAAGTTGCTGCTCGCCGGGTTGCAGCATTGCTCAATAAATATCCTGGACCCTTCGCGCCTTTGCCTTCGGTTGCTACAGTCGTCCTGCCTCCAAAAATATCCTGCAAGACGTTATACGCACGGCCCATCCAGGTATCATTCGTCACTTCATCATATCCCTCCAAGAGATTCGTCATGAAGCTGTTTGCCTTCGGCCCGGAAAGTACGATCTCGGTCGGTTCCTCAGCCTTGAGGGCGGTCAGAGAGTTGTTCACCCAGGCATCCATCACTGATTCCTCGGTGCCCTTTCCAACAACGCTTTGACCCATGATCTTTTTGATCGCTGCATCCTCAGTCGGTCTCCCGGCAGCATCCCAGTTCTTCCAGATCCTCAGTGCATTCTCCATATTCATTTCAACGGAGGTCTGAGGACTAGTCCCAGCTAATAATGCAATGAATCTTTCCGTATCATCCTGGAACACGTTCCGGAGCTGCTGCGCTGAGTGCTTATACCATCCTTTTTTATGTCTCCCGGCATAGGCCAATGCACCAATTTCCTCCTGACCAAGGCTTGGAACGGCTTCTTTCCCCTGAGTGATCGTGATCGGCTTTCCGCCTGGATAATCCTTCGATGGAGGGGTTTTTCCGGTGGTGATCATCTCCTCCATGGACCGGATCATCTCTGGAGTCATGGATTTGAGCTCCTCCTCAGTCAAATACATCCTCAGAGTCGATAATGCGTCTGATTCCATCAACTGTTTCTGGATTTCCCGCGGCAATTGCGTTTTCCCGCCTCCATAGGTCCGCAATGCAAGCGTTTCCGGAGGTTGACGCCAGCCGGTCTTGTTATTTGCTGGAACCAGACCGGTTTTTTTCAGGATTTCGTCTTCAGGGACTCCTTTTTCGAGTAATTTGTCTGCACGGGAGAGTCTTTTGGACATAGGCATCGCCAATGCGCCCACGCCAAACATGGCAGATGCTGCTTTCAACCATGGAAGATCACCGGCAAGGAAGGATCCGCCGATGAATTCAGGACTCGTGGGGTCTCCTCCTAGTTTTTCATGAATCCAAGGTGAGGAACCGGGGATCAGCTCGGGAATAAACTCGTTTTCTTCCTTCAGAGGCTGCTCGTGGGGTGCAGGGGGACGCTTCTTTTTAAACTTCGAGGCAAACGGT